ATTGCGTGATGTTATATGGGTTGACACGAAGAAGGATGAATTGCGGCCCATTGAGAAGATTTCAACCCGTATGTTTGCAGCTGGTCCAATGCATTTTGTGATAGCTTTTAGAATGTATTTTTTACCATTTTCTTCTTGGATTATGCAAAATAGAATTCACAATGGAATTGCGGTGGGCGTAAATCCTTTTGTTGAATGGAATCAGCTGGCAAATGAATTACAATCGCGTGGTAAAAGAGTTGTGGCTGGTGATTTTTCTAATTTTGATGGCTCTTTAAATTCACAAATTTTGTGGTCTATTTTCCATGATGTTTATGTGCCTTGGTTGAGACGTCGAATGAGTTTGTCCCAGCATGATTACAACGTTGTTTTTGGATTGTGGAATCATGTTGTTCACTCCGTTCACTTGAATGGGGACAATCTTTATATGTGGACACATTCTCAGCCATCTGGTAATCCTTTTACCGCTATTTTGAATTCTATTTATGGAAAATACATTTTGCGTTTGGCATGGAATGATATTTTTTCCGGTTCCTTTGGTTTTGACGAGAAATTAATTTCTGATTCATTGGATACTGAATTTATGAAGCATGGTGATTTGCAACACCAACGGCATTATTCAAATTATGTTCGTGAGATAGTATATGGTGATGATCATGTGGTTAATGTTGATGATAGAGTTGTAATGTGGTTTAACCAATCATCTTTAACGCGGGCTTTCGCCAATATTGGTCATATCTATACGGATGAATGCAAATCTGGTAGAGTTTTTGTTTCACGTGGATTGGATGAGGTACAATTTCTGAAACGTTCTTTTTTTCAAAATCCCGATTTACGGGGTTATGTTGGACCTTTAGAAGAGAAAACAATTTATGAAATGATGAATTGGGTTCGCGAATCGAAGTTCAACTTGGATGAATATGTTGCTGTTAAAGAGAATTGTGAAACGGCTCTTCGCGAGATGGTTTATCATGGAAGGGAAAAATATGAGTCTTTGTGTGATTTGTTACTTTCTAATAAAAAGTTGTTTTTAAATAATTCTTTTCCTCTTATTTCTTCTTATTCGACCATGATTCGTGACGTCAAGTCTGGTCGTAATTTACAATTGATGTCGTACTTTTAAATGTGATCTTGCATTGTTCCAATAATTTTGTGAGTCTAAAGGAACAATGTATTGCTATTTAAAATATAGGATTAAGTATTTACTTTTA